TCCCCGGTCATTCTTCCGAAGTTCAAAGCTTTTCTTGCCGCTTGCCACATCATCAAAGTACATAGCTGCAAGCCGTATAATGTGTGTCTTTGGTTCTGCTGCCGCCGCTTCGCTCGGTAGTGTCTCCATTTTCTTATCATCGGACTGCTGCCGTAGCTTCGCTTTTGTATCCCGGTCTATTGCTGTTTGTTCTTCCTCGTACTTTTGTTCTTCTGTCTTCTCCGCTTCTGCCTTATTCGCGTACTTATCGCACTTTTCACAAGTTCCCGTTTTTACGTTGCACTCACTGTAATATAAGCAAGAATAGCATAGGCTCGTAATGCTTTCCGGGTGTGCTGGCTCGTAATCGTCGCCCGGCTTCTTTTCTGCTTCCTTCTTCTCTTTTTCTTCCTTTACCATTTCCCGGACATCTTTACTTAACAGTTCCCCGTTTTCAATAACTTCATGCTGTTTTGCTTCCGGCAGCCTGGACGTTTCATAAGCCGTAGAAAAGTTTATTTTTCCGTCCTTAAATGCTTCCTTACCTTCTTCGCACAAATTGTTATTGATACTGTTGATCTGATTTATTTTACCTGTAGACTTCCCGGTAACATTCGCTATATAGTCTCTCATTTTTCCCTCTATAGTCAGTTCCCCGGATTCCCTGGCTTTTACCAGGTACTTTGTAAACTCAGCTACGCCGTTCGTTAATTCCCAGTCGCTAAGCTGTCGGTTAAAGATATTTGCACTATGCAGTGTCAGCATAAACAGGCTTTCGCTCATTTCCTTTATCTTACAGTCCACAAGCTTAAATTCATCGTGTCCGCGCTCGATATTAAGGACTGCTGCCGCTGTACGTCTATGTCCTACTATTATTCTGTCTTGCCCGTCTACACGCCCTACTATGATTTCCTGTAGCTGTCCGACTAAAAGCATATTGTCCGCCAGTTCTTCTATATTGTCCTGGCTATACTTGTTATGCTCTGACGGAATCAGTGTACGCGGGTCTAAGCGTACCTTTCTGTAGTCCTTTGCAAAAATAATATTTTTCTTGCTGTTCGCGTTAAGTCTGTCGCCTATGCCAATCTTTCCCATTGCTCTATCTCCTTTCTGCTGTACCTAAAATTTAAACCTTGCTTTTTCTTCTTCCCAGTCGAAATCTACACAAGCTATACATCTTTTGCACTGTTCTATTGGTTCGTCGTCGTTTTCTGTTCCGAACCCTCTACAAGTACCGTCTGCTTCTCTTCCTGGTTCTCCAAGCTTTTTTATTAAGCTACACTTCTTCTGTCTTTCTGCTATACGGCACTCTTTACACATTACGCCTTTCTTCCCAACCATCGCGCCTTCCGCCCTTGCGTAATGTGCCGCCCATGCGCGGCTTACTCCTATTCCGGCACTGCACCACGCTTTTATACGTTCTCCGCACGTATCGCACGTTACTTCTGTCTCTACTTCTCTGTATATTCCCACTTTGTTATCTCCTTTCTACTGTTCCCCTATTTTTTCTCCTGGGCTTAACCGTCTTATCCCTTTTCTTTCGTCTTTGCTTCCTTCTTTGTATCCGACTTCGTACCCAGTTTCGTATCCGTCAACAAAGCCACCCGCTTTTATTCCGCCTTCATGCCCTTCCCGGTATCCATCAGTCTTACCAGCTCTGTACCCGTCGGTAAAACCGCCCGCTTTTGTTCCGTCTGTATATCCTTCCGTATATCCGTCAGCCTTCCCGGTTTCGTATCCGTCTATAAAGCCGATGCTATACTTTGCCAGTAAAGCCCTTCTTAATGTTTCCTTGAACTCTTCAAACATCTTTACGCTCCTACTTTTCTCCAACTCCTATAAACTTTCTGACATTCTGTAAAAATGTTGCACTTTCCTGTAATGTATCCCCGATACACTCTTTAAGGTTCATTTCTTCCAGCACAAGCTCTAACTGCTTAAGCTGTAAAATCTCTTCCTTAATCGCGTTCTTAAGTCCACTTATGAAAATTTCTTTTGCTACCGTGTGTACTTCGTCATTAAAATTAAATTCTGACTTATTCCCGTAGATATGATCTATGTGTTACGAAGCATTTTATTTGATACCGTAATTTGCAGAATCCGGAAAATTAAAATATCCCATTTTTAGCCTTGTTATAACGGTAATAATTTTTTCTATTACTGTTATAACAAGGATTCCAGGGGTTCGGGGATGGAAGATCCCCGCATTATTTCTACACAATTTAATTCTCCGAAAATGCCATATTATAATGTGCTGGTCAACAATCTATGTATTTTATTTTTCCACCTTCTACAATAAGATACGGGTTGTTATTCTCTCTTCTGCCGTCTTCGCCTTCCGTTTTACTTTTCAGTCTTACCGCATAAATCATTTTTTCATTTCGTATAACTATTGTTTCTTCAACTTTTTTCATTTTCCTTATCCTTTTTTCCCCATATACTCTAATACCAGGTTCTTATAATCTCTTGTCGCTGCGCTTCTCGGTGTTGTCTCTAACAGGCTTTGCCCGTTCTCATACGTCCACGCTGTTACTTTCTTGCTATGTCTGATATGCGTATTAAATACGTCGTATTTGCTATTTCTTAAAGCTTCCTCGCCTTTGATTACATCAATATCCTTTGTGTACATCGTTACCAGGCAGCGCACGCTTTCCAGCTTTTCGTTATACGGTCTGATTTCCTGTATAATGTCGTCTAACTCTTCCATACCGTCTAAAGCGTTCTTATCTGCCTTAATCGGTATAATAATGTCTTCTGCTGCTGCCAGGGCGTTAAGCACCTCTATTCCTACTCCCGGGTGGCAGTCAATAATACAATAATCGTAATCTTCTTCCACCTGATTAAGTACGTGTCTGATTCTTCCCATTTGGTCGCCGTCCTTATCTGTTATAAGGTCGTCTGCTGCCGCTACCAGGTTCATATTAGACGGGATAATATCCAGCCCCCAGCGTCCGCTCGGTACAATTACATCTTGTGCGAACAAAATCGGATTTCTAAGCACCTCTTCCATGCTCAGCGCGTCATAGCTGTGCTTTTCAAAGAATTTTGTAACTGCTGCCTGGAAAT